TTCTGAGAAGTCTGTGCGAGTTTCGCCATTAACTTCTACATCTACGCCACCAACTTTTTTCGTAAACGTCTGTTCTTCACGGCGTTGACGATCAGTTGGTCGATCATCGATTGCACGAACATCTTTCGTCGGTGTAGGACCTTCTATTTCACGGCCGCGTTTTGTTGACTTGACTGCTTCTTTGGCCGCTTCTCTAAACTTGTCGGCATCTTGCATGTTGTTGGTTAACAGATCCGCAAATTCTTTATATTCACCTTCACTTAATTCGCTTTTAGCCGTTGCAATCAAACCGGCGCCGGCCGTTCGAATCATTTCGTCATCTACGGACTTGTATTGTGCATACGTGGTAATATTTTCTGCGACATAGTACAAAGCATTTTCGTCTGTACCAATACCTTGTGTTGCTTGCACTGCGATTTCCGAGAGTGTCGCATCTTCACCGTACTCTGCCTTAATCTCAGGTACAGTAGCGACTCTATCGATCAGAACATCTGGTGTGACAAGATCAATGAAGAATTGTTTTGCAGCGTCAATTGCTCTGTCTGCCAGTTTTCCGAATGCATCACGATCACCCATGCCGAAATCATAGAATGCGTTTATAATATGTTCGATGCCTAAAAGATCATACACCGCAGGACCCAAAATGATACCAATCAGAAGACCGGCAAGGCCGCCTGCAATGTTACCTAAAACTGGAAATACAGAACCTGCAACAGTCAAGATGAAAGTCATCAAGTAAGGAGCACCAAGTCCTCTTGCGAGTCGATTTAGTTGTGCCTTGTTACTCTCATGAAACTCTGCTACGGACATGAGACCAAGTGTGAATCGATCTAACACCTTTAACATGAAGGTGATGGCTTCTGCAATCAGATACCATTTTAGTATGCTCTTGGCACCGCTTGATATTTTTTCAACTACTGACGGGGGAAGTTTGGCAGCAAGCGCATTGATTTTTGCCGCCATAGAATCAGATGCTTTAGCGATACCATCAAAGATACCCTTCATTTTCATGAGGCCAGCACGCCACTTATTTGCAGTTGCAAGTGTGTTACCGGCCGCAGGTAAGGCCGCTTGTACTGTAGTTGCTACTTTAGTACCTGTTGAGACCGCTGATGTAAGTGCGGGTACTGCGGAAGGCGTGGCTACTTTTACGGTGCCTTGTGCAACCGCACCCATCTTATTCATGAACTGCGCCGATTGAGCAACCTTTGTTGACGCACCGGCGGCCATACCGGCGGATGCAGCAATACCTCTAGTCGCTGCTTCAAAGGTCGTGTCCATGACAGGAATTGCATATTCTACGAAGGTGGCAATTTCGTCACCAAAACCCATAACAAGCCCAGCGACACTACCGGTAATTGCATAACCTACTGCTTTAGCAATTTTCGCAAATAAAGATTCCGCTTTGTCTTTGGTGTCATGATACGCTTGTTTCGCATCTTTTAGGTATGAGAAAGCGTTTCTATTCTCAACGTCATCCTCGTCCTCTTTTCTTTTTCGACGAAGATTTTCTTTTCTGTCGTCTTCAGTCTTTTTCTTGACTGCTTCGGTTAACTCAGCAATTATTTTGTTTTGAGTGTCGACCGAAGATTCTAGCGAAGCGACTCGCTGAATGATTAGATTGAGATGTTCTGCGTAAAGACCTTCATTAGGTCCTTCTTTTGGTATGATTTTTTCTTCATCGACACTAACTTTGCCGACAGCAGGAAGTCCTGTGACAGGAACATATCCCGGTCCTGCGGCTGCGCCGCCGCTGCCTGCGCCGCCTGATCCTGATCCGCCTGAGTTACCCGAGACATCATCACCACCCATCATAAAATCTGCAGCTGCTCCGAATATTGCGCCACTGCCGCCAGTTTTAGCTATTCTCTTTAGAAAACCATCTTTCGCGGATTTTCCAGTAGAACCAGCAACATCTTTAGCTTTCTTTGCAGTTTTGCCTAATCTAGCAAGTATTGGTAACATATTTTCCTACCAAGGTATATTGTCTTGTGGTGTTGATGCCTCTTTCGCTTTTTCATTCATCATGTTTATGTAAACGTCTCTTTCAAACGGTATCATGTTTTCAATCTCCGTCAGCGAGAAGTCTGCACTTTGTGACATATCGAACATTGTCTGATACATCGTAATCAAATTTGTGTAACTCAGGCTAATGCGAAAAAATCTTCTAATTGTCTAAAAACCACTTTCTTCTCTGTTCCCTCAGAATTGGTGTAGTTGACTACATGTTCAATTCTAGGAATTGCTTCAAAGAAACTTTCGATTTTCTTATATGTGTCGAGAGGAAGATTATCAATGAATTCTTCCTTTTCTTTCTCAGAAACTTCTTTCCAAGAATAAACGTCTTCCTCATCATACACTGTGTCAATGCAGTGTTTGATCGTTTCGAAACCAATCTCAGTGACCGTTTCAAGGTTGGCCAACCTCTCAGCGATTGTGGGATTCGGCCAACTTAAAGTCAGACCCATGTTATCACCGAATGTAACGGTGTTATTGACCTCTTCTGGGTATGTGACTTCAACTTCATTGAGATCGACCTCAAGATCATAGAGAATGCCGTCATTACTATCTTGAACCTGAAACTTAACGATGTTGTCAATAGAAACCGCACGTAGTTTCAGAAAAATATATTCAAGATCAAATAATGTTGCATCGTCAACACTGAAATCGGGATTGATCACACAGTTGTTTACAATCTGCTTCACAGCTTGAAACATATCTTTGCGTTCACCCGACTCTCTAGCCATCATGAGAATCTTTTCTTCCTTCACAACAAAAGGACGATAATTCAAAGTCTTTTTATTCGAAGGTTGTGTCAACTCAAACGATGCGGTTTGAATCTTAGGTAATGCCATAATTTTTCACCTCAAGTTTAACTTACTTTCCAATCAGTATATTTGTATGATACTGCCAATTTTAATGTGTCATCTGAAGAACCCCATGACATCTGCATTTGATCTACAGACAATGGGAATGCTTCGTTAAGTGTAATGGTCTTTTTCAGTGCGCCAGTGTTGTGGTCGTACATTTGAATTATCAAAGGTCGAGCATACTCTTCAAGATAATATGCAGTGTATTGCTTATCGCCTTTGTAATCTACAACTTTATTGGCCCACTCGTAAAAATCTTGATAGACGCTGTAATCGGCGTCCAGTGTATGCACCATTGAAACTTCTTGTGGGTTGAATGCATAAGGAAGTGTGTACATTCTTCCGTTGCCGTATGGTTTGTAATTGTCAACACTCATCCATGCGGCGCCGGGTGCTGATATCGATTCTGTTCTGAGACTAATTTCTCGACCGCTGCCGGCCGCAGGTGTTACAATACAGTCGTAACTGTGTGCGCGAGCAAATCCTTTACTCGCAACCTGTGATTTAAATTGTGATACATCGAATGGCATTATAGCATCCTCTTAGAATCTGTCCAGACTCTACTCTTTTTACCTTTCTTAAATCTTTCTGTTGGCAACATCAACGCAGTATCCCAATCTTCCGCAGGCACATACAAAAATCTCGACCTAACATGTGTGTTTAGGTACTTTTTAACACATGGTTTGAAGTAATTAAATTTGCCTGCGGCATTTAACAGACCATAACTTGCTCTTAATTTCTTGGAATCTCGCACATTGTCTTGCATTGCGATTGAATACAATCTGTCCATCAACCTCGCACGATACAAGTGCGGTAGATAATGTAGATTCATTCCAAGAAACCCATCTGGATATCTATCCATCACAAATATCAATGGAAATCTATCGTAGTAGGGTAGTGTGTCTTTGTGTTTCGGATCATAGAAGTACATATACATTCGACCAACATCTTTCATGGTGATGTTGTTGTACAGTCTTTCTCGGTTACGCATTTCTTTCTGTACATTTACAGCCGCGACCTGTTGTGCTCGATCACGGTACCAATCTCTCGCTTCTTCTGAACCTACTTTGACACCGGCCGCTTTGCCTTCAGCCGCAATTTTCTGAAAGATATATGTTGCCACTATTTGATTCCTAATTCGTGTTCGGTCATAATCATGAATTTCCATCCACGATTATCGCAATACTTTTTTGCTGCATCCCACTTGCTTTTATTTATCGCCCACGACTTAACTTCATATAAATAACTTTTGGTCATCTTTTTTTGTGGTGTGGGTTCTTGAGTCTGTTTGTAGGGTTTTACCTCAATCACGACAGTTTCTATCTTTCCTGACTGATTTTTCATCTTCACCCAAAAATCGGTGAAATATCTATGCACTCTGCCGTCTAAAGGTGATCGATAAGGTATAACTAATTCTTCACTGCCCCACTGTAAAACATCTGGGTGTTTGTCTAAATATACCATAAGACGTAGCTCCCAACTACTACGATAAATAATGTTAGTGGGATCACCGCGGTATTTCTTGGGATTATTGGGTTTGAAGTAACCCTTGTACGTTTTGACCATAAGCATATTTATAGGACCTAATAAATGGCAAATACAACAATATCGGTTAACTCTCTTACAGACGTTAGCCCAAGTGCCGGTCAACTTAAAACAAATCTATCGAATCGTCAAAAGGCTCAGTTAGAAGTACTGAACGGTCTTCCCGGTTCTGTCGGCCGACCCGGTAGAATCACTGGTTCTGTCTCAAACTCACTGTCTGGTGCGAATAAGACCACGGTCGGTACAATGAGCGCCGCCGCGTCACTCGCAGGCGCACTTGACAACGCTGGTATTCACAACGATGTGACTCGACGATTGTTGACAGAAAAGGTGTCACCTGCTCTCAATGCAAAAGTTGGTATCATTGATCGATCAAACAAGACACCGACTGACCTGAGTATTAAATCGAATCGTCTGCCAAGTATTGCACAAAAGAGTGCTACTGAGAAAATGGACGAGACACGTATTCGATTGATGGGTGAAGGCGACCTTGGTTATCAGGGTACCGCATTCCCACCTGATCTGGCGGCTAGAACTCCTGCATTTATTATGTTACACTTTCACACATATACACGTGGTAATGCCTTCAGTAAGGGTAGTCTCAGTGGCGGTACAAAAGTATTCTTGCCTCTGCCAGAAAACTTTCAACAGATTTTTGCGATTCAGGCAGACAGTAAAGACCTGACCTCGTTTTCGCCTATGATGAAAGGTGCGCTTGAAAATGGCGGCGCAGATTTCTTAGGCAATAAAACGGCCGATCAAGCTTATGAAAGTATCAAAGAAATGGGATCAGCGTTTCTAGACGAAATGAAAAAGGAAGAAAATGCGGTTAGAGATGAGGCCAGAGCCATCGCCGCTCGTGCTGCAATTGGTGCGTCATCATCTGTCGGCGCAGAAGGTTTGGCGGCGGCCGCCCAAGCTGCTGTAGGTTCGATACCAAATCCACATCCGACTGCATTCTTTCAAGGCATACCATTGCGTCGATTCTCATGGCAATGGAAATTTGTACCACGAAAACAAAGTGAGGCAGACGCACTGCGTTCTATTTTAAAAACAATTAAGAAAGAGATTTTGCCAGAGGCCTCGGGTGGTTTCTTGAACTCGCCTTCATTCGTACAACCTTCAGTTGAAGGTCAAAACAAGCTCGATATCAAATTTAAGAAAAGTATGGTTACGCAATTCAGTATCAACTATACCGCAGAAGGCACCTCTGCTTTCTTCCATGACGGATCACCTGTATCTGTACTATGTGGTATGGAATTCACTGAGATGGAACTTTTCTTGAAGGGAGATTTGTAAGATGTCATCGAAAGATTTGTACAAAGATTCGCCTTACTTTAAAAAGTTTCCTGTTGTAGACTACAAAGGTAATGTTGCACTTGATCTATTGAAAAGGGTCGATATCAACTCACAGGTGCAAAATTTCTATAACGCCTTCTATGCTTATACAATGAACCGAGATGATCGTGTTGAAGACGTTGCATTCAACTACTACGATGATGTTGATTATGACTGGATCATTTATATGGCAAACGATGTCGTTGATCCTTACTACGATGTTCCTTTGAACAGTGAGAACTTTGATAAATTTCTTATCAAAAAATATGGCACATTAGAGACTGCACAGACAAAAATCTTGTACTACAAATCCAATTGGGCCGGTGATGATACAATACTTTCATCTTCTGGTTACGAGGCATTGAGTACTAACTTTAATCCTGATGGTCGAAATGATACGAGTGTTCTGCCTGATGCAGTGGGTAACCCACGCAAATACTGGAAGGCAATTGAAAACAACGCTGGTGTCATTGGTTATCAACGAAACGATGTAGACATCATTGTTACGACAAACAGAATAGAAACTTACACCATCGAAAACGCTAACGGAACATTTGTCGAAGGTGAACGATTGCTTGCTGTAGATGATGCAACTCTGCGAGCAAACTACAAATCATCGAACACGACCAATATGATCATCGACAGTATCGAAGGTTCTTTCTGTTCTAATGCAGACTTCAGTGTACGTGGTTATGAATCAGGTGCAACAGTCACAATCAAGGCACACTCTGCTGGCGCAAGCGAAGCGACGATCAATCAGTTGGCCGCTTTGACAGTCGCAGATAACGGACCCATCATTACACACGTGATACCGAAAGTCGAAACACAATACTTTAAACCAGTAACAGCATTCGAACATGAAGAGGAATTGAACGAGAAAAAACGAGATATATATTTGATCGAAGAAGGATATAAACACGATCTGAACCAACAACTCAAAGATATACTCTCTTAAATTATGGCCTCCAAGAACGTTGAAACAGGTGAATTAGAGGTAGTCGGAAATAAAATCACGATTACTACCTTTACTGGCGGAAACCCTCAAAACATCCATCACCTTGTACAAAGTTTTGATATTTACGAATCGCTTGATAACAATTGTATCACGGCGGATTTTATCGTATATGATGGTGTTGAATTGACCAACTATCTTCCCGCGGCCGGCGAAGAAAAGATTTCTCTATCAATTAAAACACCTTCACGTAAAACCTGTACGTATAATTTCTTTGTGCATACCATATCTGGTATGAGTGCTACTAATGATGCTCAACATAAGACATATCGTTTTCAATGTGTGTCGATGGATTATCTAAACAACTCATACATGAAGATCACCAAAAGATATACTGACAAAAAATATGACGAAGCAGCAAACGAAGTATTGAAAGTAGATTTTCCTGTCAGTAAAGGCCTTGAAGTGGAACCTACAAAAGGTAAGTTTGATTATGTGGTCAACAACGTGCGGCCGTTTCAGATTATGGATTTATTGTGTGAACGTGCCGTGCCATCAAATGACTCTCACGCAGGCAGCAACTATGTTTTCTATGAAGACAACGAAAAATATTATTTCGTAACACTAGAA